TTTGCCGGACAGCGGTGATAGCTTGATAAACATTATACATACTCCCCAATAGCGGTGACAGATTGTAGCCTGACAAAATCACCCGATTGAAAATCAGTGCCGCCAGCAACCCGGCGAACAGATAAACGCGCCTTGTTGTTGTTGTCGCCGCTGTTTGACCAGCCAATCGGCATCAGCTCATCAAGTTCGGGGGTTGCGTTGATAAGTGTGGCGTTCAAATGCACAATCCCGGAAATCGCGGGAACACTTGAAAACGAAACCGGGAAATCCCAATCAGATCGGCAATTGACAGCGTTTGCGTAGGTAAGATCAAAGTTGTTGATCGTGCAGATCATGGTGCCATTAGCAAACTTGGTGTAGTTTCCATTCGCCGTGCTGCCGCTTTCAATCAGCGCCCCGCCCGAGATGGTGCCGACCGCGTTACCTGTGGTGTATACCTTCTGCCAATCGCCCCAAACGCCGCTTTCAAATACCCTTATATACTTGGTGTTTGCCTTTGATGGGGGAAAAAACAAATGAGCGGTTTGCAAACCCGCATTGGCATTCCATTTATCGGACTTGACAACACCAGCGGTGTTAACGCTGCCTTTTTCCGGCGTATTTAATTCACCAACACCAAACCGCTGAGCCGCGCCCCACACCGGATCGTTAAGATCACCGCTGACGTTATCAATGGCGAAGTCAAGAATACCTGCATCGCCGACCTTTAAAAGCCGCCCCGCTGTCGCGTCGGCTTCGGATTGGGTGACGGCGGAGCCGGTGATAGTTCCTTCGACTTGTAGTGCTGAACCCGGACTACTCGTCCCAATCCCCACGTTGCCGGTGTCGTCGATGCGCATGGCTTCGGTGTTGTTTTGTCTAAAAACAATATCCTTTGACGCACCGGAAGTGTTGAAGTTTAGATCAGCGCCGCTCCAACCAATCTGAAGTTTTGTATCTGTTACGTCGGTGCGAGTTAACTGAAATCCTGTACCCGGTCCTGTGTACCGAATATCAAGTGGCGAGTCGGGACTACTCGTCCCAATACCCACGTTGCCCGATGAGTCGATGCGCATACGTTCTGAGTTGTTAACTCTGAAAAGCATTGCATTTGTCGAATGACTGTAGGCAATTGAGCCTATGTTTCCATCGTCAGTGTCGGCAAAAAGGAGACTACAACTAGAAGTAGTGCCGCCCAATAATGTCAAAGCTGCACCACTGCCTGTGGCTCCATCCCCGCTATGGAACAGTGCGGCAGTGTTAGAGTCTAATGTTGGTATAGCAGCTGGTTCACCACCCAAGCGGCTGACGACAAGCTTTTCCCCCAGATTCGTCGTCCCAATACCCACCCGGTTACTCGTGCTGTTCACATAAAGAGTGTCGGTGTCTACGATAAGACCAGCGAAGTCAGGGCTGTCCGTTGTGGCAACGCCTTGGTCCAGAGCCTTGACGGAAGCCTCGGAGGTCAACTCACTGTCCATCAAGGCACCAGCCGCAGTCACATTGGCTGTGTCGGTTACGTCTGCATTACTTTCGATTCCATCCAGCTTAGACCCGTCAGCCGCCACGTCACGGCCGTCTACAGTGCCAGTGACTGTGATGTTGCCGTTGACTGTGGCCGCATCAGTCGTCACCTCTGACGTTGTAATCGCAGGCGTGTCCAAAAACATTTCCGCCCGAGTGACCGCGAAGTTTTCAAACGTGTCAGGGCGTGCAATAATAAACTCGTCCGAGTCCAAGATGTTGGCCCCGGTAATCGGGGTAAGCTGCGAGATTTTTGAGTCAGCCATTACAGGCTCCTTTAAGCTGCGACTGGCGTCCAGATGTCGTCAGTGTTGGTGTCTATCTTATCCCATGTCGCTCCGTCAGTCGAGGCCTCTAAGAGAACAACATCACCGGGCGCGGGCTCCTGCAAAACAAAGTCGCCATTTTCCAAAAGCAAAACAAATCGACCGATGGGCAGCCATAGCGCATCCGAACCGGGAATCACGGAAGACCAAACAAGGGTGCGTCCAGACCGCCCGGTGCCAAAAACACCTGTGACAGGGACCACAGCCGCTGCGTCAACGGCAACCGCGCCAGCAACACCGGTGCCAAAAACACCTGTGACAGGGACCACAGCCGCTGCGTCAATGGCAACTGTTCCAACCGCGCCAGTGGCTGCAACACCTGTGACAGGAACACTGGCATTTGCCGCCACCAGCACGGTGCCCGCGACACCAGTACCCGCAACCCCTGTGACGGTGACATTGGCTAGACCCGTAACCGTAACTGTTCCAACCGCGCCAGTGGCTGCAGCGCCGGTCGGCGAAACAACAGCAGTCCCGGTAACCGTAACTGTGCCAGTAGAGCCAGCGGCAAAAACCCCAGTAACAAAGGCCACGACCTCTGCTTTAGCCTGCACGGTGCCCGCGACACCAGTACCCGCAACCCCTGTCACAGGCACATTGGCCACACCCGTAACCGTCGTGTCGGCCGTTTGCTCCAGCGTGACGGCTTCGCCGCTCTCAAGCAGTACAGCGTCACCCCCTTCAAGTTGAAGGGGGATGCTGGCTCCTACTTCTCCAGAGCCGAAGGTGCCGTCGACCTCGACAAGCACCTGTTACTCGATACGGACGATGGCGTTGGACGCGTCAGCTGCCGGGAACTGAACGGTAAAGTCGCCGCTGGTGGATGTCTTATCTGCGCCAAAGTCCAGCACGGCAACGGAGGGGTCACCTGCAACGCTTGAATTGTAGATCAGTGCGCCTCGGGCCGTGATGCTGGCGTCAGAAAAAACTGCGTCGTCGAAGTCGATGAACGCTGTGGTGCCGCTGGTGCTCACCGCCGTGCCCACAACCACCAGATCCAAGCCGCCGGCAGTGTAGCCAGTGCCGCTTGTTTCGTTTGTGGTAGTGTACGCTGTGGTTGAAGCATCAAGCGTCGCCGAACTGGTGTACAGCGCGATCTTGAATGTATGCGTGGTGAAATCGTGGACGCCTTCCATAAGCTCCTGCTTAAACGAGGTCGTCATTGCCTGTGTGATAGCCATCTGCGGGTCTCCTAGCGGCGATACGTGTCGTCTTCAGCTTGAGTAGCCATTTTCGCCAAACCACGACACCCCTGCGTCGACGATTGACTCAGGGTCGTAGTAGTAGTGAAGCTCCGCAGTGTAATCCACGTCGGCCGTCGGTCCGATGATGAAGTTGCCTTCCGTCCCCGAGCTGTCACCATCAAACTGCGCATAGAACCGAGGCTCCCCAGTGTCCGACGGTGAGGGGTAAAACTCACGGATAAAGCTTACATCCTTCTGCAGCAGGTAGGTGTAGTTGCCGTCCGGCTTGATTACAGCCAGAGAGTAAGGCGCCAAAAAGTCGGACGGCCGCGCTAAGTATCGGCTGTTTGATCGCAGCGTTGCAGTCGCGTTTTTGCGAAGCTCAGGCAAACGAACAGAGCGCTTAATGCGTTCTTCGGCTTGACGCACAAACGTGGGAATGTTCGCCACGAATGACGTTTCGGTGTACTCGGTATAGTCCTGAATACGTTGTACAAGCTCGTTGTAGTTCATGATGCCTCCACGGATACAAGGCCGACCTTGCCCACCAGTCGTATTCTCGGCACATTGTAGGTCTCCACTGTAGGAATACCTACTACGTAAACTTTCAGCGGCTCCGTCCGATCAGGGCGCGGATTGCGCAAAGCCTGCGGATCTGGGCCGGGTTTCGGCGGTTCAAGCTGCGGGTGCTTTGGCTCAAACTCGTCGGGCCCGACCAGCGCTCCCGTCCACTCACGGCGCATGTCCCTGAGCCGGTAGCGGAAGCCCGAGCGGTCCGAGATCCCGTACGCGTTCTTGTCAGATGCGAATGCCATCAGCGCCTCCGGTGCGGAACAAGCTGCAGCGGTACACGGTCTTCATCTTCTTCGGCCGCCCGCTGGAACTCTTCCTCGTACACAGCCTTGAGCAGCTGCACGCGGTCCGGGGCGCGCTTCATGGACAGATAATAAGCAAGTCCTGCAACCATGCACGGGTAGAACCGATAGGGTACAGCCGTAGTCTCGGTCAAACCATCTGCGTCCTCGATTCGTCGGACGTAGTAGAACACCAGCTGGTCCGTCGAGTTCTCGGGCGTTTGCCAGAGGTTAATGACAGGGGCGATTTGGCGGTTGAAGTAGAACTGCGACGGGCGGCCTTGGCTCGTCTTGTTCGGGAAGTCCAGATAGTCGCCGCGGCTGATCCGCTCCATCTCAAAGTCCGTGCCGTCGCGGCGAAGCGCCATCTCCAAAATGTCAGCGACGTCTTCGCCGAGGGTCTCTTGCGCCTGACCTTGGGTCACGGTGAGGACATCCTGCTCGACCGTCCACAGGTTCAGGCCACGGTTCACCCACTCGGCAAACATCAGGTTCAGAGACCTACGGGCCGTCTTCGCATCATATCCCGTGCGAACTTCGAGGCCGCACCGTTCGTACGCCTCCTCGATGATCTCACCGACGTCGATGCTGAAGTCTCTGGAACCTGAGGTGGTCATGGGTTATCCAAACTTTGTGTCCTTGACGCCCCGCCCCGCCATGACGCAGCCGCCGTTTTTGTATCTTTTGACCAGAGCGCGTTCAAGCTCGCCGTCCTTGTTGCGAAGCTCTGGGCCGTCGCGGCGCGGCGGCTTGGGCGGACCCTGCCGCTTTTTTTCGCGTTCCTCGCGCTCCATCTCTCGACGGATCTGGCCTTTGGGCCTTTGACGATCCTCGGGGGTTTGTCTAGCCATCAACCTTTAACCTTTCCGCCGCGCATCATCTTGACCCTACCGCCGCGCATCATTTTCTTGGTGCTGGCTTTTTTGGTGGTCGCCTTCGCACGACCCGAAGCGGGTTTTGCGGTTTTGTTACCGCGCATCATTTTCTTGGTGCTGGGCATGACTGTATCTCCTTTGCCTGCGTTCCACGACCAACCTGTGGTAGTCGCAACGGTCATACTGCTCATAATAACCAAGTTTTTCCAGCTTTGCAGCAGAATTGTCGAGGTCAGTGAGCCTCTGTACGAAGATAACAGCTTCATCGCTTAAATGCGAGAGCACCCAGCAGTCCATTCCAGCGTCGGAAAAGAAGTCGTTCAAGGTGTTAGCGACTTCTTCCAAATGGTTGTAGCTGCCCGTGTGGTGTCTGGATCGACCTCCGCTAGGTTATCAACCCACTGCTCAATCAAAAGATCCTCACCATTCCGCCGTTGGCCTTTTTGACCTTGGCCTCTTTGGTGTTGGACACAACAGTCTTGCCTTTAGCGCCGGCCTTTTTCTTTTTGCGGGCCGTGGCCCTGCGCTCGGACGTGCTCAAAGACTCGGCCCTGCTGCGCGGCAAACAGCGGTCAGGGTTCTTCTTGTCCTTGGACGTCCCGCATTCGCCAGCGATGTTGCCGCTCGAATCAATGCGAACCCAGTTTTGGTCCCGCCACTTTTTTAGCTCGTCCATCAGAAAACCCTCACGAGGCCGCCCTTGGCCTTTTTGTTTTTCTTCTTACCCTTGGCGCCCTTGGCGTAGTTCGGATCCTTGCAGTATTTGCTGGCCTTGGGCCTTCTTAGCGCCTTTTTTCATTGGCGGTTTCGTGACCTGTTTCATCATATTGCTGCGGATCATTTACCACTACCTCCATTGGCCGAGTTTTTCAGAATCATCTTAATGTCAGACCGCATTTCAGCCAACATCTTATTTGTCTCGTCCCGCGATGTTTGCGCTTGCTCAAGGTCTTCCTTGCGCTGCTGCCACAGCCGCTTGATTTCTTTTTCGTTACCCAAAGCCTTGGCCTCCAGACGGATGAGCCAGATCAAAAAGGCAACAAAGGCGCTGCCGGCGGCGAGAATTTCTTTCAGGTAGTCCATGCTGTCAGCCCACGCTCTTCTTGCCCTTGCAGCCCCACGCCTTGCGGCGCACTTTGACCTTCGGGGTACGTTTCTGTGATACGGTGCGGGCGCAGTAGGCATCACCGCGTTTTGTGCCGGGCGACGACACGCGGCGGCGGGTCTTCCCGCTGCTGTCCGTGTACGTGGTGCCGTCTGCATATTGGACTGATGCGGGCTTCTGTTTCTTGTCGGGCATTACAGCGGTCCCCTTTCTTGTATCAAAACGCCTTCGAACGACACTGTAGCGCTGTTGGTCTGGTTCTTCAAACAACGCACACGCGCTTCAAGGTCCGTCTTTTCCGGCACTCGGATCGGGAAACTC